GGTACTGCAACATTCTGGGGACCAATTACACATACTGACCAATGAAATACCTACTCGACCGACTTTCCGAACCCTCCACCTGGCGCGGCATCATCTCGATGTTGACAGCGCTAGGCGTCAAACTCCGCCCAGACCTTGCTGAGGCCATCATCAGTGGCGGGCTCTCAGCCATGGGTTTAATCAACATCATCCGCAAGGAGAAAGATGCTGCTGGCACTCCTCCAAGCGCTTAAATACTGGCTCGAGATTCAAGCAACGCGGGCAAAATGGCAGTTGGAACGCGATATTGAAACTTATGTGGCGACCATTGAAAAAGACATTCTTGAATCTCGCGCTCGCGGCGATGATGCCCGCGCTGATCGCCTCGTGCAGCACCTCGCGAGGAGTAGCGCCATCACGTTGCCTGCCGCAGCCGGAGGGGATCCTGCGGCTAGCAGCGGGCCAAACGCACCAAGCCGCTGACGTCGAGACATGGTACTCTGCGCGTAAATACCAAGCGCTTGAGGTGCAGTTAATTGACGCGCTGGGGGCGCTTAAACAGGCGCAGAACCGATGACCCCTAAAATGGTCATTTTTGTCAACCTGTTGTCATTGATTGCGCCTACAGTTTGGGTGGTAGCTGCTGGTGCGATTGGTTTTAGTCTTGGCAAATTTGGTCCTTCACTTTTACAAAAATTCAAAAATGACAGTACTTCCAGTTCCAAACATCCCGGCAATGCAACAAAGGTATCTCGGAGGCGTGCCGCCCGCAGGGCTCCAAGTGCTAGCAAAACCAAACCGAGTATTGCCACCAGCCTCTACCGAGGGAAGCGGACTTCCACCCGCTAACATCACGCCATACTCGGGCATTTATGACGAGCACGGACGCTTGCCAACGCCAGCGTCAAACCTTACATTCCTCGCCAGAATATGATGCGCGAATTCCTCCAACAACTTGACGGCAAAGCCGATGACATTGTCAAAGTCAATGCTGTTGGCGCTGTGGCTTTTGTCATTAGTTGGAGTGATTTTGACCATTATCTGCGAACCGCCGGACTGATCCTCGCGCTTGTGTATACGTCCTGCAAAATATACCAGGCCATCCAAGAGATTAAAAAATGAACCTATCCGACCTAGGCATCAAATCCATCATCGGCTGGGAATGCGGCGGGGAGGCTGAGTACAATCAGGCCCCAGAATGGCCCGGGGAGCAGAGCGGCGTCACCATTGGTATCGGCTATGACCTAGGCATGACACCAGCTAATGAGATCGCCCAGGCGTGGAGGCCTTATGTCTCGAGCGACGATCTCAAAGTGCTCGTGGGGCTCTCTGGCAAGACAGGACCTCGAGCGCAGGAGCTCCTGCCGCATGTGCGGCATCTTCGCTTTGCATGGCAGACCGCTGAAACCGTTTTTCGAGAGACGACATTACCTACGCACTTCCTCCGCACCCTGCGCGTTTACCCGCAAGTCGTTGACCTGCACGGACACTGTGCAGGTGCGCTAGTAAGCTTGGTCTTTAATCGCGGACCGGCGCTTACTGGCGACCGGCGCAACGAGATGGCAGATATTCAGGCGCTGCTCAAAGCAAATAATCTCAGTGCCATTCCAGAGCGGTTTGAGGCCATGCAAAGGCTCTGGCCCAATACTCGAGGGCTGCGGCGGAGGCGGTGTGAGGAGGCGGACTTGTTTAGACTAGGATTGGCGCAAGCTGCCAGCTAGTAGCGTTTTACGTTGACTTGCCAAGCGCTAGCGAATCGGCTAGGCTAGCGGCATGGACTTCAAGCAGTATATGGCAGAGATTGGACGCCGTGGGGGCGCGTCAAAGTCACAAAAAAAGGCAGACGCAGCGCGCGCTAATGCAAAAAAGCCGCGTCCTAACGCACGCAAACGCAAGTAGTTGCGAAGAATCGAAAAAAAATCTCAAAAAAAGTATTTACTAGCGAAGCCGCTTGGCTAAATATGCACGCCGTCAAAGGGAACTAACCCAACGACGAACTTAAAAAATAAAATGATACTCCCTCACTTCTCAAAACTTTCAGGAACTTCCGCCGCTCTCCTCGCTGAACAGCACACCGACTCTCTTGCCGCTCTCGACGCTCTGTTTGATAAAATGCACGCGACCGAGTTTAACTCCCGAGACTATTCGCCTTCATCATTCACCGCAGCAACAGCAGAGCGCGAAGTGGCTCTTCGAAAACTGAACGACGTTCGGGAATATCTACTCGCTCACCTCGACGGAGCGCTTGACGCCTAAACATCACCTCAGCCCGGGGTTCAATCCCCCGGGCGCAACTCTTCTCCATTATATGAAAATTATCTCTGACATCCTTTCACTTTTCCCCGACAAACAAGGCATCCGCATCAAATCCGAAGGTTTTATGGACCTCGTTGTTGAGCGCCTCGGAACCGGGCCGCGCAAACTTCCGCTCGTCAGCGTGGCGCATTACTATGTTCAAAACGGCGACATGATGCGCGACCCGGAAATGACTTTCGAGGTCGACGGCGCAAACTTCTGGCCCGTGTCATTTCAACAGGATTCGCTTGGGTTGTACCAGGAAGCCTGCTTTGTTGGCGAAAGCGGCGCGACGCTCGTTCGCCCCCGGCTTCTCAAAGACCTTCAGAAATTCGCGCGGAGTTGGAATATGAACCTCCGGGCGCAGGGATTCCTGAAAGCAGCAAAGGCAAAAGCGAAAGCCATTGCCCGATAAAGGGAACTAACCCAACGACAGAAACCAAAAACAACAAAATGAAACCCGTCAAAATCAACACTGACAACGCCGACCAGATTCACGCAGCCCTCGCAGCGGTAGCAGGGCGCGCAAAAACCCACACGTTTTTGCATCTTCACGAACTCACTGCACTCGTTAAGGAAGCGGAGTGCCGGTTGGATGAGCTTGGTATACCTAAAAAGCATCGCCCGGGTGCGGAGTTTTTTGCAACATCCGGCGGCAAGCTTCCTAGCAGCTACCGTTTTTCAATCATCGTGACGCGAGTTGAGCTTAAACGGTTCCCAGAAGGCTGGCGGCTAACATCGGCGCAGGCTATTAATGCATGGAACGGCGGAGGTCGATCACTGCGTCTCACTGCTCCGCAAGCGGAGATTGCAATTGCAATTACGCAAGCAAAATTCCAGACCATTTAATTTTATGTCCACCTCACACTACGCTAGTCGCCCTGCACAAACGGATGTCGGGTCCGAAACTATCCGGATCCCCCTTGATCGCTCGTTGCCTCCTCCCGCGCGTCCGTTAGGGATCGTTATGTTTATCCTCGGCGGCATCATCCTCTGCGCCGACGGTCTCATGGCCGCGTATTTCGCTGAGACGATTTGGGAGGCATCAATCATTTGCACGTTGTCGATGCCACTTGCGGTCATCGTGACATGCGTAGGGCGGGAGTTGCGCAAATGAGAGTTCCGGCACAACGGTCGATGGAACTTCAAGACAACCTTCCTTCCCAAGCGGCGGGAGGGTACGATAAAGGCCTCGGCAGCACACTTCGCGCGGCCCTCATTCGGTGGAAAAAACGGCGTGGAATATTTGGTGAACTACAAATGAAATTCGGCAAAAAAAAGAAAAATGAAAAACACAGCAACAGTAAGGTCGTCAGCGCTACCAAAGCTCGCAGTCTGCGGGCAATTTGAGGGCGCGCAAGGGGAACCCTCGGAAGCGGCAACGCGAGGGCTCAGATTGGACGCAGCGCTTCGAGAAGCGTGGACAACAGGAAAGGTCCCGGCTCTCGAACAGAGCGACGCCATTCCGGTCGCGTGGGCGTTTGGAGTCATTGAGGCACTTGCCAAGGGATACCACGGCGCAATTCCCATGCGACACAACGTTGAAATGCGGGAGGAACACTGCAAAATCTGGGTTCCTCTCATCAATTACACGGGCACTGCGGATGCAATCTGCCCTGGTGGACGATGGATTGCTGATTTAAAATCGGGTCAGGTGCGAAACTACCGAGAGCAGATGGCGGCATACTGCCTTGGGCTGATGACGCAGCACCTCGAAACCCAGTGGAGCTACCACCTTGTTTTTTGCGACGCGGAGGAAATCGTGAGCGAGACGCTGACCTTTGCGCAAGCCCGAGACATCGTTCAAGGTGTCATCGACAACCTCAAAAACCCTCCGTCGGAGAATGAGTATTGCGGGTGGTGCGCGAAGTCGCTCACCTGCTCCGCGCGGGTTCAGGCTAAGGACGCCACCGTTGCTGTTATCGAGAAATCACTCGCTCCGGATTCGCCCGCGTTTCTCCAACTTCTCAACGACCCTGATCGCCTTGGTCAATTTCTTGACCAGTGCAAAACATTCGAAGACTTCCAGGAGGCTGCACAATCCAAGGCACGCGAGACGATTGCAAGCGGCGTGGATGTCCCTGGGTATCGACTCCAAAAAGGCCGCGTGACTGAGACCGTAAGCGTCGATACGCAATTTAAACACGCGGCGGAAAAACAGGTGTCTTATGGCGACCTCCTCCGGGCGCAAGGTGCGATGAGCGCCAAAAAATTTCGGGAACTTGTAGGCGAGGGCGTCGAATTCCCGATTGAAACCAAGACCAGCAAACCCTCGTTAGTCCAAACCAAAACCAAAAAATGAACGAACTCACACTTATCCCAATGAGGGACATCACCGAGATGGCAAACGCCATCAGCAAATCAAATTTCTTCGGCCTCAAAACCCCAGAGCAGGCGGCGGCGCTGATGCTCGTCGCGCAGGCCGACGGACTTCATCCCGCAAAAGCAGCGACGCACTATCACATAATTCAGGGCAAACCTTCGCTGAGTGCTGATGCGATGCTGGCCCGCTTTCAGGCAGCGGGGGGGCGCGTAAAGTGGGAAGCATACGGCGACGACGCTGTTATAGGAACGTTTACGCACGCCGCAGGTGGATCGGTGACGATTCGCTGGGACCTCGAACGAGCGAAGAAAGCAGGGGTTCAAAACCTTCAAAAGTTCCCCGCGGCAATGATGCGCGCCCGGTGTATCTCGGAGGGCGTCCGAACCGTTTATCCTGGCGTTATCGTCGGGATGTACACGCCTGAAGAGGTTTCTACGTTCGCACCACCCGAGCCAGCGCAACAGGCCCTCCCGGAGCCGCGTCGGGAGTTTATGAAACTCTCGGAGGCGACAGTGATGTTGCTCGGGTGCGAAACGATTGACGACCTGAAAAAAGTATGGTTCGAGGTTGCCACAAACTGCGACCCCGACGACCTTGCCAAACTCACCCAAACTAAAGACGAACAAAAAGCAATCCTACTCCACTAACCTTTTATGGCATACAAATTCAACGTCCCCACTCTTCGCTACCCTACGCCCACCGCTGGGGAATACATAGCGGAAATCAAAACCGTATCAACCAAAGACCGCGACGGAGCCAAGCTGGTTTCACGCAACGGCGATCCGAAGCTCTCGCTCGGACTGCTCCTAGTCTCAAAAGACGGCAACCTGTACGAAACCAGCGAATTTGTCACGCTGCCGACGCTCGATGAGAATGGCGACCCGGTTCAGGAAACAGGCGTTTACCTTTTGCGTATGCTCTCGGAGATTCTCCGGGCGCTCGGGCATGACATGACTACTGGGGATGCATTCGAAATCAACTCGGCCGCGTTCATCGGGCGCACAGCGAAAGTCACGATTGAACTGCGAGAAC